TGCGTTGTAAGACGGGATGCCGCTGCCGACGCTGAAATCACCAAACGGGTTGGTCCCGAAACTACCGTAAACCGATGTGCGGATGAAATGCTGGATGTGATGCCGCCCCTGCTCGACGGCATTAGCAACCTCGGCAACGGACCTAAACGGCATCAGGGTTCTCCAGCGGTATCCACTCCACCTCGTCGGGCGACCACTCCACGCCCCCGTCAGGATGCTCTGAGCACTGAGACAACTCGTTGTCTGTCAGCGTCAGCAGTTCCCGACAGTGAGCGCAGCGGTACACCACATCAGTCCACCGTGGCGGTCATGGCACCAGCAGCGAACTGCGGCTGAATGCCGTTGCTGATCGACAGGCTGGCGTTCAGTGCGCCCTTGAGCAGCAGGTTGCCGGTGCCCGTGGAGTCCGTGCCGATGCCGAAGTGCGTGGCCGTGGCGGTGCCCGCCGTACACTGGCCGAACTGCACCAGCGCGGTGTTGGCGATGGTAGACACCGTTCGCGTCCAGCCGCCTGCCGTGCGGTTCACAGCCACGCGGGCGTAGCCGGTGTAGCTGATCTCGTTGGTGCTCTGGTTGCCCGCCTCGCCGGGGTCTGCGCTGTGCAGCGAGATGTAAAACGAACCCGCCGTGGCCGAGTTCTGCAGGCCCGCAGCGTCGCCAATGTCGGCCCAGTCCACGTTTAGGAACAGGAGGTCGAGGAGTGCCGCTTCGGCGGCGTTGGTCATGGACATGGTTCAGGCCCCTTTCAGTCTTCGTTGACAACCTCACCGGAGAACCCGGTGGAGGTCTTGGTGATCTGGATCTTCTTGCCGCCGCCGCCCGTAGACACGATGATCGGCTGTTGCGGCCTCATGTCCGCGACCTGCCTGGCCAACGATTCGACCATGGACTTCAGTTCGTCCAGGGTTTCGCTGACTTTATCATCGGACTCATCGGCGCTTGATTCTTCGTTGCCAGATTCTTCATCGGCTTGCTGCTGCTTGAGCGCCTTGGCCAGGGCAGCAAACTTCGCGGCGTTGTCCATCCGCATGTTCTCAAGCTCCAACTCGCGCTTGGCCGCCTCGAACGGATCCATCTGCGGCGCTGCGGGCTCGGGCGCGGGCGCCGGCTGCATCATCGCGCCTTCAACCTCGCCGCCGACCTTGGCCAGCGTTTCCAGCGTCTTGGCTTCCGTCAATGCCGTCTCAGCCCCGGTCTTGACCGCATCGGCACGGGCCTTGTCCGCCTCGGCCATTGCCTTCTCAGCAGCAGCCTCAACAAACACAGCGTTCGGGTCAGGCGGTGCATTCTGCGCCGCAGCAGCCATTTGCTCGGCTTCCTCGGGCGTGGGCTCCATGACGCCCAACTGCACCATCTGCTTGCGGAAGTAGGCGCGAACGTCGCTGATGCCCTCACCCTCCATGTTCTGGAAAGCCATTGCCAGCAGCACCTGCTGGGTCTGTGGATCTTGCGTCAGTTGCAGCATGCCCAGCAGCGAGCGAACCGTGGCCGAGCGTTGGCTGCTCGATGACGGGCCGAGGGTGGCCACCACGTCAAACTTGGCCTGAGAGAGGTCATTCTCCATGACCACTTCACCGTTGCGGTCAAGCGCGGGGCGCATGATCTCAATGGACTCAACCTCGCTCTGAACCCCGATACCCTTCATGCGCCGCCGTGATTCGACGTAGATGTCACGGGCCATTGACAACCAAATCTCACCGCCGCGCTGGACACCCTTGCTGTGGTTGTTCATGTACAGGAACGCCTGCATGTCCAGGCGCTGCTGCACCATCTCCACGGCCTTGCCGCTGATGTTGCTGACGATCTTGTCGCCGTTCTGTTGGTTGCCCAGGATGTCGGCAATATCGGCTTCGGTCACTTGCAGCAGCGCGGCCATTGCCGGCGGGATCTGCGGGCTCTTGGTGTAGCCCACCGGGCCTGCGGCCTGCTGGCTCCCGTCTGCGCCCGTGATCGGGTTCAGCAGCAAGTATGGGTAGTTCTTCAGGTTGTCCTCGGACCACATGACCTGGTGGCCGGCCACCTGCTCGGGCAGCATGAGAGGCTTCTCAACGCTCGACAGCGCACTGATCTCGCCCAGCTTGGACAACTGCATGTTCTTCAGGCGCTGCGGATCCTTGGCAAAGCGCACCACGCCCATGCATCGCTCGATGTTGTCGATGAACCACCGCTTGCCGTACACCGGCACGATGGGGATGCAGTTGCCAGCGATGTAGCCAGCGTCCTCAAGCACCTTGCCACCGGACAGGATGTACTTGCGGACCTTCTTGCGCTTGACCTTCTTCTGCCGCACCTCGACGCTGCCGATGGCCGACAGCGTGACCTCCAACTCGGGGTCGTTCTCAAAGTCAGATTCGGTGTACCGCTCCTCGGTGCCGTCAATGGCCTGGAACACCCGCACCGTTTCAGACTTGTGTTCGACCCGGTAGTATTCGGCCACATAAATGACGTCAGGCGTGGACCAGTCAAACTCGAATTGGTGGATTTCCTTCGGCCAAGATGCCGGATCATCACCATACTCTGCCCGATACGCATCGGGCGTCATGCTGGTTAGGACGTAGCAGGACTTCGCGTCGGCCTTGTCCTGGCGCTTGGCGTTCAAGTCGAAGAATACGCTACTGTCAGCGTCGTAGATCGGCTCAATGCGGATCCGCTGATATTCGTTCTCGTCGTCTTCTTCGTCTTCGTAGTACGCCCGCAGCCGCCACGCGCCAAAACCGCCCGTGACTGCTTCGTCGAAGGCGTTGTCGTAGGCTTCAGCAGCGGTGCTGTCCTGTTCGTCGGCGCGGTAGAGCTTGTTGCAGGTGTCGGCCAGGTTCGTTGCGTCAGTGCCGTCCTTGCTGATGAAGTCAACCGTGACCCGGTTGTTCCGGTACTCGTTGATGATGCGAGTGATGGCCAACGCGATCTTGTTGACCTCGAACTTGGGTTTGTTCTCGAACTGCGCACCCAGTGGGCCTTCCCAAGTTGCGCCGGCGATGGTGGCGAAGCGCCGGTCCTGCAAGCACTGCAGGCGCTCATCACGGACGGCGCCCTGGATATCGTCGAACTCGCGCATGGCCTCCTGGTGGATGTTAGCCAGGCGTTGTTCGTTTGAAATGCGTGCCATGTCAGGCCCTTTGCTGAGTGCCCCAGAAGTTTACAACCGGCCTGGCGTAGTGCGACGGGGTGGTTGAGTGCGAATGGCCGGCAGCGTCGGTGCTGACGGGGAACGCGAAGGTCACCGCTATGGCGTCGGCTGCATCAGGCGAGGCGAGTCCTCGGGCTTTCATCTCCTTCTTTGACTCCAAGAACAGTTTACCCGATGAGTCGGGCTTGACTCGTGGACCAACGAGGTCGTCGCGCAACTGTTTGTCCTGCGGAACGCTGGCTGTCTTGAGCCACTCCTTGACCGCGCCCCACATCTCCGAGCGTCGGTTGCCCCAGGTGATGGGGCGCAGCGCCTTCCAGCCGAAGTTCACACCGCGCACCTTGTAACGCTGCTCGTTGAGCCTGTCAAGGACGCCGTAGCCCAGACCACCCTCGTCGATGACGGTCATGGCCGGCCGGTACTGCTCGATGGCGTTGATGACGTGCCCGACGACCGTCATGGTGTCGTCGCCCTTAAACCGTCGGATGTCCACGATGTCCCGCCCCTGGCGCACGGCGATCACTGTGCTGTCGGCACCACCACGCGCCGGGTCCACGCCCAGGATGACCGGTGCGCTCATGTCCTTGTGCGGCGGCCGGCGCATGGCATCGTCCACCAGCGCCAGGCCGATGAACTGGTCGTCGCCGGTCGATGGGAACTCACCGTAGACCTCGATGCGCGCCTCGCGGCTGTCCTCACCGTACTCGGCGATGATCTGCTCGTAGACCACCTTGTCGGTGCCCTCGACCGTGCGGGCGTCGATGTTGCGCGTTGTCCAGAAGTCCCGCTTGCCGTTGAAGCACTCGTAGAAGTACCCGGTGTTGCGCCGGGGGTTGCTGAACGCGAGCCAGTACCGATCAACGATGGGCTCGGTGAAGAAGCCCGCAGCCACGGACCAGATGGTGTCGGGAATGCCACTGGCCTCATCGAAGATGACCATCATGCCGTCCTGGTTATGAACCCCGGCGTAGGCGTCTGGGTTCTCCTCGGACCACAGCTTCCCCTCGGCGCTCCAGTAGCGCGTGCCCTTCTTCAGATCCCGCTCGACCAGCGTGGTCATCCACGCAGCGGGTACGAGCTTGGTCGCCGACGGCTCCCACCAGTGCGCGTTGATGACCATCGTGGCCCACTTGGTCAGTTCACCCCAGGTCACGTTGCGCAACTGGCTCTCGCTGTTGGCCGAGACGATGACGGTCGATCCGATGCGAGTGGTGAGCATCCACAGGATGAGCCAACTGACCAAGGCCGATTTCCCGATCCCCCGCCCCGAGGCCACCGCTGCGCGCAGGGCCTGCAGCACGGCGTCCGGTGACCGGTTCTCCCGGATGTGCTTGGTGATTGTCCTGAGCACGTCCCTCTGCCAGCGGCGCGGCCCGCTGAACCGCTCCAGCGGGGTGTTCTTCTGCCCCCACGGGAACGCGAACAGCACGAACGCCTCGGGGTCATCGACGATGGTCTGCGACCACAACTGAGACATGAGCATCTGCTCATCGTCGGGCGCGTAACGCGGCTGCTGTGCCATCAGTCGTCGCTGGTGCTGTGCTCGATCCGAGGTGTGTCCACCCCATCGTCGATGTCCACCGTCGTCACGTCCGTCAGCAGCCGTGAGCGTGCCTGCTCCAGTGCTGCGGTGATGCTGATCGACTGGTTGACCTCCACCTGCTTGATGTCGCCGTACTGCTTACGGTTGTCGGCGCCCATGAGCCACTTGTAGGTGTCGATCTTGAGTTTGGACCGCGCTACGTCTTCGACGCTGTCCTCAGCCTCGGCAATCTCGACGATGCGTCCCGCCCACCACTCCGTGCGAAGCTCCTTCGCCTCCTTGTAGCGTTCGTAACGCTGGGGGTCACGCTTGATCCACCTCCAGAAGGCGTCGTACTCGATGTCGCGCAGATCGTCCCTGACGATGGCGTTGAGCGAGCGCCCCTTGGTCATCTCCGTCAACACACGCTCGAACATGGCCGCGAACGAGGCATCGAGGAGCGCACGAGTGGCTCGACGATGGTCTGCTGGACTGATGTCGAGTGTCGTCGCTGTTGCGACGCTGTGACTAGGTGTCAGCCAGTCGGGAACGGACGGCTGAGCGAGGGCCTGGGTTTGCTGCTCCATGCCGGGATGGTATCACGATGGTTGGTCGAGTTGGCAACCGTGGTTGATGTGTCGCAGTGTCACTGGCGGGGATGGGGGCAATGTTTCAATGGGTTACTGGTTAATTTGTCATTTGAAAAAATTGTGCGCGGGTCCTACGTTTTTGGTCACGGCCCCGCCGCCAATCGTTGGGGTACCCCCTGCACCCTTGATCCACCGGGCCAACCACTAGGCCGCAGCTCGTCGCTACCAGGGTGCCAATGGATCAAGGGTTAGCCCATTGGCGTATGGATCAGGCGCAGCATTGGCGCATTGGCGCAGCATTGGCGCATTGGCGTAGGGATCAGGCGCAGCATTGATCCATTGGAGCGGGTTTAGTGTGCCAATGGGGTCTATCGAATTGATCTAGTGCAACCTGTGACACTGAGACTTTGCGACCGGGGGGTCAATATCGAATTGACTCATTGCTCTTAATTCCCCTCATCCCCTCCCCCCGCCACCAGTCACACTGTCGCAGCATGCATCGGGTCAACCCATCACCCCATTGGCACAATGACCCTATGCTTCACTGGGACAATGCAACCTGTTATGATTCGTTCAACGGGTCAACAGGTGACCCGGTAACCAGAAGGAAACGCACCATGCGACTGCATCTCGACCTCATCAACATCAACGCCGACACTATCGAGCACCTTGAAATTGACGGCTTCTCCGATCTCGATGCTGCTCACGCACACGCCCAAGCATCGGGCGACTGTGTGCTCTTCGAAGTACGCGATGCTGCGGAACATTGGGAAGGTGCAGACGAAGATCTGTACGCCTACGCTGTCGCTCACGTCATCTAACGTCAACCCGGCGAGCCTACGGGCTCGCCCATCATCGGAGCACTACACCATGCGCACCCGCGACATCATCTTTGCTTGCGCCTTCGGCGCCGCTATCGGGCTTCTGCTCGCTGCTTTCATCTAACGGAGAACCTACACCATGCAAACCCGCTCAATCGATCCTCCCGTTTACGCCTTGCAATCCGCCGATGACGCGCGCATCATTGACGAAGCCCTGCGCATCCTCGATTCCCGCATCCGCACGGGGAAGATTTTCGACAATCCGGCCGCAGTGAAGAGCTACGCTCGTTTGTACTTCGCGGATGCTTCAAGCCACGGCCGGGAAGAATTCGCTGTCTTTTTCCTAGATTCAGGACATCGGCTTATCAAGGCCGTGACGATGTTCAGGGGCACGCTGTCACAAGCCAGCGTCTACCCGCGTGAAGTGGTGCGCGAAGCCCTGCTCTGCAATGCCGGGGCCGTCATCTTTGCTCACAATCATCCGTCAGGCTCTGCTGAACCCTCGCGCGCGGATGAGTATCTGACACAAACCCTCAAGTCGGCGCTGCAACTGGTAGACGTCCGGGTTCTGGATCATCTAGTTGTGGGTGACACCGTGGTGTCGTTCGCTGAGCGTGGCTTGATCTAAGGGGTTGACCATGCCGAACACCAACAGCATCGTCGTTTACGATGGCCCGTCCATCATCGATGGCAAGCCCATCGTCGTGATCTTGACGGGCTTGGCCGACTCAAGCGAAAACGCCAAGACCGGTAACCTCGTTCAAAGCTTTATCATCCGGTCGGACGTAGAGCCTCACACTGCAGTGAAGACTGGTGACGATGCGTCAGTGTGCGGAATGTGTCCGCATCGTCCAATGCTCGCGCGCGCTACTGGTGATGCCCCATGCTACGTCCGTGTCGGGGAGTCCGTGCTCTCAGTCTATCGGGCATACCGTCGCGGGTCCTACGCGCGCGCATCATCGGTTGATCAAGTGCGCACCGCGCTGCGTGGTCGCAAGCTGCGTCTCGGCACTTACGGTGATCCTGCGGCGGCGCCCGTGGAATTGTGGGCGCTACTGGTGTCCCTGAGTGCTGGCCATGTCGGGTACACCCATCAGTGGCAAGCTCACGGGTTCAACGCGCGCGCATGGTCCCCACTGGTGATGGCATCCGCCGATACCGCCGACGAAGCCCGTCAAGCTACCGCCATGGGGATGCGTTACTTCAGGGTGAGCATCGGCGTGGACAAACAGCCCCTTGAGGTTACGTGCCCCGCCAGCGTTGAGGGTGGCCGCAAGGCCCAGTGTTCTGACTGCATGCTCTGTGCAGGGACGTCAAAGCATGCCCGTTCCATCGTTATCGCTGACCATGCTGCCGGGCATGAGAAGCGGGTCATTTCAATTCGTTCTATCTGAGAGGTACACCATGATTCGCATCACCCGCATTGAGACAACCTATCCCGCACCCGCTGACGACGAGGAGGATTACTGCCCCGATGGCGAATCGACGTCAACAGACGACACGGTGTCATTCCGCGAGCTGGTTGACTTGATGCGCGACTATCCCCTGCCCTCCTGCAGTCACGCGCGCGGCGAGACTTTCGAATGGCTGAGCAGTGAATCGCAACAAGACCCCTACAGCGGCGAATGGACTGAGCAGTCAATTCATTACAGCCGCGAGAACCCGCCGCGCGCCGCTAAGTATTGGCGCGCCGCCATGCGCGCCGCTGGCATCGCCCGCTGATTCATCCGCCTAGGCGCCCCCATCGGGCGCCTATGGGATGCGCCAGCATCACACAGTCAAATCCAATCCACTGAGGTACACCATGCAGGCTATCGTCACTAAGTATCTGCCCTCCACTGACACCAAGGGGGCGCGCATCAAGGCCACGGCGGAAGCCGGGTCCGTCACCATCAGCTACCCGCATGAACTGTCGGGACAAGCTGTACACCGCGCCGCAGCGCAAGCACTCGCGGACAAGTTCAATTGGCCGTGCAAGTATCTGGGCGCAGCGTTGCCGAACAACGGCGGGCACGTTTTTGTGCCGGTGCACCCATGGAGCGAAGAATGAGCCTCAATCAATTCCTCATTCAAGAATTGCTAGACGGCTGCGATCCGGGTGATGAGGACGGGCGATTCGTCGCCCTGGAGGATGAGGACGGCGGGCGCGTCCTGATAGGCGCGCTGGGTGTCCTGTCTCGG